GCTGACACGCCGTGTCCTCAGATGCAGATATATCAGATGCTTTACCTGGGACGAGACAGTTGATTATCTTAAGTACGATCTAAGATACCTGCACAGGCTCGAATCAGAAGCGGTAGGAACTCTATCTGGCCATACCATGCCACCTATAACGTATATATAATGGTATTGTCAAAAGTGATTCAACGGAGATGCTTTTGTCATAATAATTGTTTTCTTTCATACCCTTAACATTAACAATTTCTGAGTTTAACCACATTAGGCCGGCGCAAGTCGGTCTTTTGTGTTGGAGGATATATGGCTAACGAACAGAACTTAAAGCCTATTCGTAGCGTGAGTCAAGCGAGAGAGATGCAGAAGAAGTCTGCAGAGAAGCGCTCACAAAACGTTAAGGAAAACAAGTTAATAAAGGACCGTATCCTCGAGAGGATGGGAGAGACAGACTGGGATGAGTACATCGATGGCATCATTGCCAGGGCGAAAGAGAACAAGGCCGATGCAGAGTTCCTGCGGGACACCATCGGAGAGAAGCCGAAGGAAACGCTCGCTGTTGAAAATGAGCACATCGTGGTAAGGCTGCATCATGACGATTGATATTTATCCTGAGATTTTTAATGACGCATTCTTTCCTTATGTCGAGGACTACCAGCATCGGTTCGAGGTCTATTACGGAGGAGCCGGTTCTGGTAAGTCCGTTTTTATTACTCAGAAGATCCTGATCAAGGCGCTGACAGACATGCGCAAGGTCCTCATCATGAGGAAAGTCGGATCTACAATAAAGGACTCATGTTGGCAGCTCGTTATTGATACGTTATCGCAGTTCCATTTGTTATCCCTCAGCAACATTAACAAGTCGACCTTCACAATCGAGCTGCCGAATGGGTCCATCCTTCTGTTCAAGGGCATGGACGACTCGGAGAAGATCAAGTCTATCGCAGGCATTACAGACATATGGGTCGAAGAGGCAACAGAGTTCACGGAGGACGACATAGATCAGCTGAACCTGAGACTCAGAGCCAAGACGACAGGCCTGCAGATGTTCTTCAGCTTCAACCCTGTCAGTAAGGCCAACTGGGTGTTCAAGCGCTGGTTCAGGAAGGATGCAGTCATAGCAGACGACACAGTCATCCATCAGAGCACATACAAGGACAACAAGTTTCTGCCGGATGAATATGTTCAGACCATCGAGAAGATGGCAAAGACCAACGCAACGTACTACCGGATCTATGCGCTGGGTGAGTTCGCATCGCTCGACAAACTGGTCTTCAGCAATTGGCACATCGCAAATGTGGAAGACACGCACGACTGGAATCTGCTATGTGGCCTCGACTTCGGATTCACCAACGACCCGACGGCCTTTGTCGTCTCGTTTCTGAAAGACCAGACGCTGTATGTCGCAAAGGAATATGTGAAGACGGGGCTCCTCAATGATCAGATAGCAACGGTCATCAAAGACCTCGGATTCAGCAAGAGCACGATCATCGGTGACTCGGCGGAAGTGAAGAGCATCGAGGAACTGAAGCGCGCAGGCCTTTACAGGATATACCCGGCAACGAAGGGACAGGGCTCAGTACTGCAGGGCATCCAGAAGCTCCAGCAGTTCGACATCATCGTGGATCCGCGCTGCGAGCATGTGATAACAGAGCTCCAGAACTACGCCTGGAAGAAAGACAAGGCGACGGGAGAATACATCAACGAACCGATTGACGAGTTCAATCACTGCATTGATGCGCTGCGTTATTCGCTTCAGTGCATGGACAGATACAAGAAGCTGACATCGTTCAGCAAAGCAACATTAGGATTGTAAGGAGACAAAATGAAATACTACTTTCCACAGGATAAGCTCCTCACAAAGGACATAATCAGCAAGTTCATCGAGAAGGACAGAGACGAGAACGCACGCAAGATCAAACTGCACGATTACTACAGAGGCAAGCATAACATCCTTAACAGAGCGTATGAGGATGCCAGCAAGCCGAACAACAGAGTCGTCAATCCGTATGCGAACTACATCACGACTCTGATCACAGGCTACTTCATCGGAGAACCGGTGCAGTACACAGCAGAGAATGAGGAAGCGCTGAATCAGTATCTCGAAGTGATGGAGTACAACGACGAGCCGTCAGTCAACAAAGAGATCGCCAAGTGGCAGAGCATCTGTGGCGAAGGCTATGAGGTCGTGTACATCGACAAAGACGGGAACATCCGCTTCAAGGCGTTCCCTGCTATCGGCATGATACCGATCTACAACGATGACATCGAGGAGGCTCTGATCTACGTCATCAGGTACTGGACTTCCTACGACATCGAGACAGATGAGAATGTGGACTTCGTCGAAGTCTATTCCGCTGTTGACATCGCTAAATACAAGTCAGATCTGAACGGTCTGGAACTGATTGATCAGAAGTATCACGTGTTCGGACAGGTGCCGGTCACACCGTACTTCAACAATCACGAAGGGCAGGGTGACTTCGAGCTGGTCATCAGTGAGATAGACGCATATGACAGCTTCGAGTCCGATTCAGTCAATGAGGCCGATTACTTCGCAGACTCGTACCTTGTTCTGAGCGGAATGGAAGGAACCACGAGCGAGGACATCGCAAGCATGAAGACCAACAGGGTGCTCATATTCCCTGAAGGCGGTCAGGGCGTATGGCTGACAAAGGAAGTCAATGACACATGGATCGAGAACGAGAAGAAGCGTCTCGATCAGGACATCCACAAGTTCAGCTTCTGCCCACCGATGACCGATGAGAACTTCGCACAGAACGCTTCTGGCGTTGCCATGAAGTACAAGCTGATGGGTCTTGAGAACAAGGTCGGAGTCAAAGAGACCGAGTTCGAGAAAGGCTTACGCAGAAGGATAGAACTGATCTACGGAGTCATGCGCAAAGTCAACGGCGACATGGATTATTTAGACATCAACATCGTCTTCACAAGGAACCTTCCTCAGGATCTGACAGAGTCTGTCGACACAGTCATCAAGCTGGATGGCATAGTCAGCGACGAGACAAGACTTGCTCTGCTGCCGCTCGACATCGACGCAAAGGAAGAACTTGAGAAGGTCGAGGAAAAGAAGAGAGAGAATTATGCGCTGTTCGGCTCTAATTTCAATGAGGTGACAGACAATGACGAAGGAGCAGAAGAACGCTAAATACTGGAAAGCCCGCGCAATAGAACAGGAGGCCGGTATAGACAACCTATCCTCTGCAACATCAGAGAAGATGGCGAAGCTTTACCGGCGCTCATTCAGAAAGCTCAATGCCGAAATCAACGCCCTGTATGCGGAGATCCTCGACAAGGGACTTGAAGAGATAACGCGGACTGAATTATACAGCCTCAATCACTACATAGCGCTGCGTGAGGCGGTAGCGCGTGAAGCTGAGGGCCTCGCAGTCGAACAGAACGAGGCTCTGAGCGAATTACTTGAGCACATAACCATTGACACGTATGAGAGCAATATGGAGGCGCTCGGGCTGGATTTCTCGATCATATCGGAGTATTCAGCTAAGGCGATAGCCACAGAGAACTGGAGCGGGATATCGTTCTCCAGCCGGATCTGGAAGAACGCCGAAGGATTCAACATCCGAGTCATGGAAGATGTGGAGTCGCTGGTCATTGGCGGGAAGATGCCCGCGGATGTGAAGAAACAGCTGATGGAAGACTACAACGTCGGCTGGAGGGAGGCGGACAGACTGATCCGCACAGAATCATCCAGGGCATACAACAAGTCAGCCAAAGACTCATATATCTCGGCGGGTATTCAGGAAGGTGAATACCTCGCTGAATCAGACTGCTGTGACATCTGCAGAGAGTTCAAAGGCAGAAGGCTCCCGCTCGGAGAGTTTCCTGAACTGCCGATGCACCCTAACTGCAGATGCACGATAGCACCAATTGTTGAGGGGTTCGTATAAACGGGCAACTCATTTTTTAATGGGACGGTCTTGAGCCGTAACAGGAGGACAAAATGGAAAACATCAACACACCACAGGAAGAGACAAAAGAAGAAGTTAAGACCTACACAGCCGAAGAGGTCAATGCTCTGCTTCAACAGGAAGGCGACAGACGTGTCACCTCTGCAATGAAGAAGAAAGAGCGTGAGATCGAGGCACTCAGAAGGCAGATCGAGAACGAGAAGACGCTCTCCCAGCTTGATGAGGATTCAAGGGCAGCCGCTGCGAAGGACATGCGCATCGCTGAACTTGAGGGTCAGCTGAAGGACTTTCAGCTTGCACAGACCAAGAACGAGGTCATGAAGGTGCTCGGAGCGAGAGGCTTGTCTGCAGAGTTCGCGGACATGCTGAACATCGGCACTGATGCAGAGGAAGCCCAGCAGATGATTGATTCCTTCGACAAGCTCTTCAAAAAGGAAGTCGCTCGGGTAGTGAAGATGAGACTTGCGGAGACATCAAGCGTCCCACAGATCGCAGACGCTATGTCGGGCAAGATGACCAGAGAACAGTTCAACGCTCTGAGTCTTGCCGAACAGCAGGCCATGTACAACGCTGATCCTGAGCTTGTAAGAAATCTGATTGGATAAAGGAGAAACAATCATGGCAGTAGTAACTACACCTTATGCAAATTTCGTACTTGAGAACAAGATCGACAGCGTTCTCACAACACAGCTGAATCTTCTGCAGTTCTGCACAGTAGACTACTCACTTCAGTCTGCAGCAGGCATGACAAAGAAGATCCACGTATATAAGTCAACCGGATCCGCTGAAGACCTCAACCAGGGCGAAGGCAACACAGCAAGCATCGCACCACAGTGGGAGGAGGCTGAATACACCGTAAAGGAAACACAGGCAAGATTCGAGTACTTCGACGAGCAGATGTTCACAGACCCTACATTCATCGAGGCTGGTATCAAGGGCATGGCAGAGGCTATGACAAACGATGTCACAGCTAAGGTCGTAGCAGAGTTCGAGAAGGCAACCCTCAAGCAGACCGGATGCACATGGGTCCTGAATGACTTCATCGATGCTATCAGCAAATATCCGTATGAGGACGAGAACGGCCTCTTCATCCTGATCAACCCTGCAGA